GGAGAAATTAACCTCCTCTCAAATCAATTAAAAGATTTGAGCCACCCCCGCTTCCCAGCGAGGGTACGACTCCCGGGCGAAACGCCCGGTGTCAGTTGCGCCGAACCAGTCCCAAAAGGGAATGGCTCCGGTCCGACGCCTCCTGTGCAAAACCTCACCTTGGTAAGGCCTACGACTGATTAGATCGCAGACCAGCCGCGTGTCCTTTTCTAAAGGGACACTAGGTTCGTAAAGGCTTCTTACAGGGTTTCGCGCATATCCACCCAGAAAGGCCACCTCCCAGCCCCACGGATTAAAACCGCGGTAGCCGAGCGTGCGCGCATGCACTGGGTCCTTTGGCACGTCTTCAGCAGTGCTGACAGGTTCGATATATCTGAACTTCTGCCAGCCTCGCTCGTCGTATGCCTGGGGCGCTTTACTAGAAGGTACCTTAAAGCCCGCGTCGTCTGCCCAACTAAATGGTATCGGTAAGAACCGAGCCATCTGGCTAAGCAAATACAACGTACGGCCGATCGGCACCTCATTTTCGGCGCTCCAACGACTGAGACGATTAAAAGACGAATATACGTCTTGAGGAGTCTCTAGGCTCGAAAGATAAACTGGTCGGATATTACTTCCGTTCCAACAATCGTAGCCGCAAGACTCACGGAAAGAGCCGTAGTTAAACGACTTGCCTACGTTTACGGCGAACCCGAGACGCTTAAGCAACATCGATAGCGTTTCAAAGCAGTCCTTTCGAACCACCATATCATCGCCAAAGATTGCTGCGTTAAGGTCAGGTCCGCTCCAGAAGCAAGGGGTTAGCCCCTTGCTAATGTAAACGGCTCTAACCGCACACGCGAAGATGACAGTTTCCAGTGGGAACGTAAAACCGTTTCCCATCGTACTTATCATCCTCAGTTCCTCTTCATGCCCGTTTGGGTATCGGACAATCTTCGAGCGAAACAGCTTCAACCACTTGTAAAACAGCGGAGGAAACGCCCACTCACACAGAGAAACTGATATGCTATCACTAGCGGAGCTGAGATCCAGGGTACCGAAGTCCCCAGTCTTGCTTCCTTGTCTAGTGAGGGACCGATTCACGTCGGGTTGTTTGTCTAGGCGGATGCCCAGATGACTTCCCATTCGCTCTTCAATCCACGTACCTAAAGCCTTCTGCATAAGCATATTCAGCAGAGGCTCGGTACAGCACGTTCGCGAAATCTCCGAACTTTTTGCCACCGTGAACAGGGTATTACCCCTGACCATCACGGGTCTGAACGTCTTTGACCAGGCTGTTAAGGCTTGGACCCAAGTGTCAGACTCAGAGACGGCGGCCCTAAATAGGGCTAAGACGTAAGGCTCAGTGTAGCTATGGTTAGAATCGAAGAGCTTCGAGTAGAAGTTTCGACTGTTCGCCATTCGGCTCGCACCTGGACCCGCTGCGAAGTGACCCCGGATATACTCAAGGTCAAAATTACAGCCGTCGATCTCGAAATCGGTAACCTTCCACACCTCATCTCGAAAGAGAGAGAGAAGATAGGCCACCGACTCACTATCGCCTTCATTAGGCGGGACAAAGTTGATTGACGCATTTAGTTCCCTGAATTTATCCAGGGTCTTTTGAATCGCATCATCGCTCTGTCCGTCCGGCGCTAACTTTTTATAAAGCGCCGAGACTTGTAAAGCAACCGCAACTGATTGACTCGACCAGCCCTCTGCGTCCGCTTGCGC